AACGTATTTGTTGAGCTATCGTCTATTAGCGCAAGTCCTTGTGTGTCAGATAATTGCTTAATGACTAGCGTACCTAACGCGCTAAAAGAACTGGTATTTACAGCCACGCCGCCGCCTTCACGGATACGCATGCGTTCTGTGTTGTTTGTACCGAACGTCAAAGCGTTGTTGCTTCTATTGAACAAAGAAACATTTGTTCCTGCGTACAACTCCATCGTGTCGCCGTTGGTCGCCTCTATCCATATACGAGCATCTGAGGTATCAGCAACGTGTAAATCAGCAGAAGCATTTGGGTTAATGCCAATACCAACTTTGCCTTGTGCCGTTACAATCATTTTTTGATTGTTAGCTGGCGAAACAACAAAGTCATCGCTGACAAAGCCTATGAAATTGTTAGTTTCTGCTGAGTTCTTAAATTGCAAATATTGATAGCTTGTCGTGCTTTCAAGAAGCGCATTGAGTCCATTCGTAGTCTGTACAGCCAAACTATCCATCGTGGCTGTGCCTGTTACGTCAATTCCAGTGGACGTGGTGGCGAGTTTTTCTGACCCATTATAATAAAGCTCACATGCACCATTTGGCAAAAATTTAGCTATTTGTTCACTAAAATCACTATTTGCTATAGAAATTCCATTTCCACCTATAGGCATATTAAGCCAACCAGTAGTATTTTTTATGTATGAATTACCTCCATCATGGTAAAGCTGAAGGTCAGACCCAGCGCCGAATATGGCCTTGTCGTTGTCGCCAAAGCTAAAGTTGCCAGTAGTGCTGCCACTAGTCATATTCACAGCGCGTGCACTAGTTATTACCGCATTGCCACTTACACTGTAGCCGCCTGTAACATCCACAGTAGCGTCTAAGTTAAAGGTTCCATCTGAGGTTAAGGTAATGTTGCTGCCGCCGCTAACGGCCAATTTGGTGGCTGCAATGGCGGCATTAGCTGCTACGGCCGCATTAGTGATAATGCCAGTAGCCAAGTCATCAGCCACAATTGTGCCATCAACGATTTTAGCGGCTGTTACCGCATCGTTGGCTAGCTTTGTTGTAGTTACAACACCATTGTCGAGTTCTGTTACCAGCTCTGCTGGGTTGTTGCCGATGTATGCCATGCTCGCACGCCCCTAGCTTAAGATATTTCCAAAACTGAAAGCATAACGTCTATTGCTGACGCCTCGCTGGCAGTCACTTTTAACGCATCGCCTGCTTCCAGAACTATTTTTTGCTCACCACCAACCGCTATAATAGATGAGCCGCTTGGGATGGGTGCAGATTTAAGTATGCTTACAGTCGCGCTCACACTCGCATCTGTAAGGGCCAGAGTGCCCTCTACGCCGCTAGTCTTTAGGTTGCAAAGCGTTACCCCTATAACCACCGCTGTGGTGGCTGACGGGCAAGTGTAGACAGTCGCTACTGACGAACCAACCCCAGCCGTTATCTTGTTTTTAAAAGTATTCGCCATGCTTTACCCCAATGCTATTGCCATCACGATGGCGTTTGCTTCAGCTTCAGAAACCAATGGCTTTACTGTGCCGTCTTGCTTTTTAAGAAAAATTTCCCCATCTGCCGTGTTAAGCGCAAGCTCACCATCGGCTAAGTCGCTAGCTGATGGTGCTGCCCCAGCAGTGCTGCTGCGCTTGTGCTTGATGGTGTTCGACATTAGAACGTACCTCCGTCCATGACGAAGTTATCAATCACGCTCTTGGTGCCGCTGCTAAAGCCGCCCAAAGTAACGCCACTGGCCATTATCTTAACGTTAGTATCGTCAATCTGTAGCCGCTCTGCGGTAGCATTATCGTCTATGCCCAAGCTGGTGAACGCACCGCTTACAGTAAGTGCGCCACTTATAGTCTGCGCGCCTGTTACCGCTAAGGTGGAACCATCAAACGCTAGGTTTCCGCTATCTTCTAGCTCACCACCCGTACCAGCCAAAACAACCCTGCCAGCCGTTAAGTCTTCAACCTTAGCACTGGCCAAATCAGCCTGTGATCCAATATCAATTTTACTTACCGCAAGGGTATCCGTTCCAGCATTGTAGGTTAGGTCTGCATCATCTTGCAGTTCGCCGGCTGTGCCAGCTAAAACAATGCGCCCACTGGTAAGGTCACTTACCTTGGCGCTAGCAAGCACTGTAGCCGTGCCTATGGTTAGGTTTGTGAAGTTACCGTCTACACCAAAAACATTGGTGAACCGTGAGCCAGAGGCGCCTATAGTGGCCCCATTGTTGGCATCTGGTAGTAGGTTCTCACCAACCGTTACATTGCCAGTGACTACAAGGTTGTCACCAACCGTAACCTCTGACGTACTGTGGCCAATCTGCACTGGAACACCGCTGGTAGCGCCGCCAATAACAATGCCGTTTGAGGTATTGCTGTTGTCGATGTTAAGCGTTGTTGTTGCATCTAGTGATATGTTGGTGCCATCTACAACCAACGTGCCATCAATATCGGTGTTATCTAGGTTGGCTATGCCATCCACAGCAAAGTTGCCGGTGACAGCGCCATTACCACCAACCACAAGGTCGTTTACGCCCTTAATGTCAGCGGCCGAACTGCCAACTAATGGCTCCCAGTAATCGCCAGACTCATTCCATTGCCATAAAGCGTTATTGCTTGTGCCACGCTCTATCTCAATGCCGCCATTCTGTGATGGGGTGCCAGTTTCATCGTTGTTGAGGACAATAATATTATCGCCAACCGCGATAGTATTACTTTCAACCGTTGTGGTTGCGCCCTGCACCGTAAGCGTTCCAGTGACAACCAAGTTGCCATCGAACGTATCGTTTGCATCGCTGCGTAGGAAGGCGCCTTCGCCACCAACTACACGCACGCCACTGCCACTTTCGCCTACAAATAATTTAAGGCTGTTTTCGCTATACGCTAATTCACCAGCGGCCAAGCTTGTTGGAGTAGCCGTGCTGGATGAGCGCTTAATCTGAATAGTATTTGCCATTGTTCGCTACCTCACAATCGTCGCTTTGCTGCTTTTGACTTCAAAGTTAAGTTTTTGGGTTTCTTGCAGGTCTAAAACCTGCTGTTCCGTTAACGATTCACCCACTCTCGGCGTTAACGTGTTCACAAGGTAAACCACCTCGTAAATGTATTCATGCTTAGCGCTGTCTTGGTCGCGCTTGTTAAACTGGTAGTCCTTGAGCAACTGGTTAAGGATTACTTTTCGTTCCATATCGCCGCTAATTACTAGCGCCGGTTCGTATGTTTCAGCTTTGCTCAAAAGTTGCCCCCACCAATGGTAAGGCCAGTAGGAACAAGAGTTGCTTCCCACTTATCTGCCGTGCTGTTGTAACTAAGTATGCTGCCTGTGGCAGATACAGTGCCCGCCGCTACGCTTTTGTTGAGTAAGGTATTGGCGCCTTCTGGCCCCTGTATCCCAATGGTAGTTACCTTCACTGCTTCATTGGTGACAACAACCGTCTTACTAGACATTTGTAACCTCCGCGCTTACCGTAAATTTGCCTTGGATTAGCCTGTCAACAAACCCGCCATTTCCACTGCCTGTAAAAATCTCAAGGTCGTAAAAATACGTGCCCGGCGTAAGTGCCGCCGTGTCTGTCGCGCTTATTAACAAGTCCACTTGGCCTGCACTGCCAGTACCGTTAACTGTCGCGCCGCCGTTAACAGATGTAAGCGATACAACGCTGTCAGCTTCCTTTGTAAGTGCATAACGCACATCCATTCGCGCCGAATAACCGGCTAAATGTACGGGAATAAGAGCGCCATTAGCATCGGTCTGCTTGTACTGGACTGACGTATTAAACGTGCTTCCTTGGTCGCAATCAAAATCATGTTCGCCGTAAGCCATTAAGTTCTCCGTACCATGGCCACACCACCGCCACGCACTGTGCCGTATGGTTTGATGATGGCCATTACGCTGCGGGGCAAAATTGGTGGCTGGTCGTACTTATCGACGCCTACCGTTAAGCTGCCTAGCTTTACTGACCCGAAGCCTTGGGTGTCTGGTTCTGCCGTGCGGTCTGCCACCGCTAAATAACGCGCTAGCTCAGCCGTTGCGTTCTTTAAAAATTTGGGGATGGTGTGATGGTCTAGGCTGTAACGGTCTTGGTCTGTAACGCCACTTCTTGGGAAGCGTAAATACTGCACCTTAGCCGTTGCATTGCTGCTAGATACGCTGCTTGCAAGGTTGTAGGTTGGCGAACCATGCCAGTTAACTTCCTCGTCCAACAGGCGTGTTGCCATTATTATGCTGCGCTGCTTATCGGCACTACCATACGTCACCCACTTGTTACCATGTGGATGCTCGTCATTATAGGTATCTGCCGCCGCTACCGTAGTGTAGGCGTTTGCATTGGCTATACCTGTGCCATCTTCAACAACAAACGTAACCGCCATGTGTGGCGCTCCTTAACTCTTACGCGAGCGACCTCGCTTAATCGGCTTTGGGGTTTCCAAAACTGCGCTTTCTTCAAGAGTTTCTGGTGCTTCCACCTGCGGAGTAGTCTCGATTTCATCTTGAATTTCGACTTTTGCAGATGGGGTTGCTACTTTGCTTTGAGCTTTTACAAGCCAGCCAGCGTCCAAAAACCTTTGTTTATCGTCCGGCTCGACAAGCGCAAAATCGCCGTCTTTCCAAACTTTAATCAGTTCTATATTTTCCATGCTCTACCTTCAGAAATGGCGGGGCGGCCTATTAAACCGCCCCGCACATGACTTTAACCAGCAATACGTGTCGCTAGTTCTGGACGGATGAGTTCCACACCCCAGAGGGCGTCTAACTCGTAAACCACCTGCTTGTACTGGCGGTAAACTTCCAATCGCATAGAAAGGCCGGTCTGTGGGTCAGTCATGGTCACGATCTGTGAGCCATAACCTTCACCAGCAGTTTCGCCGGCCAAAGGACGCATAGCCAACGCGAAAGCATCGCGGTGGAACGCTAGGTTGACGATGTGGCTTGCTTTAACAGCAATTGCCGCATTGTCTGCAACGTCAGCCGCAAGAGCGGGTGAGATCGTTACGGTTTGTGCGCCGCCAGAGGCAGCAGGTGCAGTTGCAACGGTGTAGGTTTGCGCATGGCCTGCAAAGGTAAGTATGTCACCTACCAAGAAGCCAGTGCTACCAGACAGTCCGTCAATTACTACAGATGATACGCCAGCAGAAAGTGCTCCGTTAACCAACGGAGTACCAGAGCCACCAGCAGTGTGCGTTAGCACTTGGTCATCAGTAAAGATGTCAAAGCCGAACTTGCGTCCGATTTCGCCGTCACGCTTTACACCGATGTCACCGCTTTCGTTAACGCGCTGAAAATCAGCCAATGCCAAAGCTTTAGCTTCAGCAGCAAAGTCTAGAACCATGCGTCTATTGTCGCGTGGTGCTCTTTGCTCGTTAAGAACTTGGCGGGCCGCTGTTGCAGCAGTTACATCACTGGAAAATGGTGTAGTACCACTGGTGCCAGCAAAACCATAAATGCCTTTGTACTTATTCAAGACTGACACGTTAATGTCATTAGCAAGTGCGCGCACTGCTTCTGAAATTTGCATTGGCATAAAGTGAGCGTTCTTATCAATTTCCACCAACTGCTTATCGTCTAGGTGAAAGTTGACTTTACGCCAGTTATTTAGCGCGATTTGCACCTTGCTTGGTGCGCTATCAGCAGGAGCCGCAAGGACGTTACTAGGTGTAACATCTGAAACGGTTAACGCTGAAGGAATTGGCACATCAATAGTGTCGCCTTTTTGCGAGGCTTCGCTGCTGTAGTCCATATTTACGATGCGAGGCATCACAGCTTGCTCACGTAGTGCTAAAAGCCCACGGGCAAGGATTTTGGGCAACACGTTTGTTAGTGTATTAGCCATGGTTCTTACTCCGAAATTAAAAAAAGGTTATGTTTTTTAACCATTCCCACCGGGGCTGGGCGCTACACTCTGTGAAGCTTATTAATCGCCAAGAACTACGCGGCCTTCCGCTATAGCTTCTAGGTTGTTGTTCAAGGCATCTTGGTCAAATCGGCTTAATCGCCTGCCTTGTGAACCCGCCCCGCCAGCAGCGCCGCTGCCTGTTGAGGACTTAAATAGGTGAGGTGCCACTTCCTGTAACCCCTCAAACCACTCGTCTACTGATAACGGGCTTGAACCCTTCTTATCGTAAGACGGCGTATCTCCTTCGTATGCAGCTATGCCGTTGGTGTCTGTGCGTCTCCAAATGGATTGTCCGCGTGCCAGCACATCTGCTAATGCTTCTGCCCGCACCCCGTTCTTTAGGGCTGCGTCTTTAAGCTGGTTTTCTACGATCATCGTGTTGAACTGACTTTCGTAGCCTTGCGCCTTCTCTTGCGCATCATGCGCTTCACGCGCCATCTTTTCAAACCGGCTTTCATAATCTGTTCGCAACCGCTCTGTGCGCTGCGATAAAAGCTCATCTAACTTGCCAGACTCAATAAGCTCGTTGTCCGCTAACTTTTGGCGCTCGACCTTAAGCTCTTGGTACTCGTTCAAGTCTACCGAACCAAAGGCGTCCTGCATCTTAGCAAGCTCTTTAGTTAGTTTTATATTATTACTACGGAACTCGTCAACTGTAGTTTTTGGCACTAGGCCATCTACTTGTAAAACGAACTCACCTTCCTGCTCAGTATAGAAGCTTTGTAGCTCTGATGGAACATCTTCGATACTTTTATACTTTTGTTTCAACGCCATATTTAACTTTTCCTGTAAAGTCTGCTCCGCAGACCGACCAACCGCCGGCCAGTTGGCTCTTTATATCGCCAATGGCACTATATGACAAGCTATTATTAATACTATTGTGTTATGTAGCCAATGGCCCTACAATAGCCCGCAGGCGCAGGCCAATGGTGGCCCGCCTATGTGTTTCTTGGAGGAAATAGGTTATGTGGATTTGTTTAAAAGATGCTTTTTTTAGCATAGTTGAAGATTATAACGACGCAGAAGCGCTTAGGGTTCGCTCTAGGTTTGCGGGCGATATTGAGAAGGTGTTTGGACTAGATAAAGGCGAAGTACACTATACCCCGCAAAACGACTATTGTTACCGGGTAAACTTAAGCAAAGCTGTGGTTGCTGATCGCATAGCCACGGAAGTGCTAGAGATAAACTACTTTAACTTTAAAAACGAAGCAGACAAGCTTGCCAAAACGGAGTCTGAACGCAATAGGGCCAAGGCTTACCACGCAGTATGGGGTTCGATGAATGACGCTGGCGATGCTGGTTGCTACAAGCTTGCAGCTATACCCCCCACACTTACAACGTGGTTAAGCAGCCTTGATCCAGAGGAAACTAATGAACGAATATAACAAGAATGTTTACCAGCCACCGCATTACCAAAGTATTGAGGAAAATGGCGTAGAGTGTTTAGACGCAATGATTGCCGCTTTTGGTATAGAGCGGGTGCAAGAGTATGCAGAAATCAATGCGTTTAAATACGGCTGGCGTGCTGGCCGCAAAGACAATAACGACACAAGCCAAGATAAGCTTAAGGCGATATTTTATTTGCGCTTTAGCATGGGTGATGACCCAAGGGATGATCTGGCATGAAGGCAAGTGCAGACATATTTTACCGTGCAACCCAAGCCCCTAAGAAACTGGGCCAAATATTTAGCAACAAAGCAACGCTAGAAAAACCAGCTAACCTTACGGCAGCGCAGCGCGATATAATACGCGAAAAGACGATGGCTGGCGAAAGGCAGTGCAACATAGCGCGCTCTATGGGCATTGCCGATAGCACGGTGCACAACTTTGTACGCCGGCATATGAAGTAGCCGGCCCTAATCCCACGTTTTGGTATTTGGCCTTATCTTCTTGGGTATGCAGTAGGCGCTAATGTTGGTCTGGTTACGCCGCTGCTTACTCATTTTTACTGCACCACTTTCCACGTAGTAGGCAAACTGGTTACAGCGGGTAACATCTCTGAAGTAAAACTCTTCATTTAACGGCTCACCATCTATTATGACAATAAGCAGGAAGGCCATAATCATCTGGTCAAATAAGCCAATAATGCGCCTACAGCAGCGGGTACTAAGACAAGAACCACCATGAATATTAAAGCGTACTGTGTCATTTGCTCTCTGAACTTTCGTTTAGCAACTATAGCCCTAGCCAACTCATCCTGCTTGGCTTTTCTGGCATTTGCCATTTCTTGCATACACTGCTGATACAAATGTCCGTTACCAGACACGATAAATAAATCTTTAACCTCTTGCATGGTATCTGCAATCTGCTTACGAGCCAGCGCCGCTTTGATTGCATCAGACTCGGACAACTTGCCTGTATTCTGCGCTCTGGCTAATTCTACTTCAGCACCTCCAAGCTTGCCGAGGAAGGTTCCGATTGTAGACAGATCGTCCGCTGTTCCTGCCACTTGTTTGAGTGCATTTGATGCCATATTGACACCAGCAACTATTGCGGAGATTTCAGCAATCATGCTTAGGTAAGCTTCGCTAAGGGATCTTTCACTGTGCTGTAGGACATAATAACGGCCTCGGTAGGGTTTGTTCTGGAACGCTTAGCCTAAAACTCATTCTTTGCTTGGTTTTCAAAAACCTGCTTTGCTAAATCAAAATGCTTATCATACCCCTCACCTTGAGCTTGATCCATAACCCACCGCTGTAACATCAAATCTATACCGGGTTCGTCTTCATCTGCACCTTCGTATAAATACCAGCTACCGGCCTGCCACCCATTGCCGGACTGAGCGATCTTTGTGCCTTTCTGAAAGCTGACTTCGCTATGAGCGTCAGTGCCCGGCGCAACAGGCCAGTTTTCAAAGAACAACATGCAGCCCACTTTGTTTTCCATAATGTACGACACAGCGCGAATTGACACCTTATTTTTAGCTAAAAGCCTACGCTGGCGCACCAAGTTCTCTAGCTCTTTAGGCAACATAACGTGTAGCTAACCTCACAACATCTGTAATTTCTCGACCATCTGGCCACTTCGTAAAGCCCATTGATTTCAATTCATCTGTAACTACTTTTAACAACTCTGCATATTTATCGGTATCATTTACTTGTATAAAAGCAACGCCTTCATCAATCATGCTTAGGCTGTTTTTAAAGACAGTCTCATTACTACCGTAATCTCTAGCAAGACTCTTAAACTGATCTAGGCTGGTATACCTTTCATCGAGTACAAAGTCAGACTGCACAGACCCCGAAGGCGCTTTGCCGTCGTCATAACGCATACGCCCGTAATAGTCAGAATCGTAAGAGATTGAATCCAGCCGCCTTAGCGCATCAGCTTTAAAAAACACGCCGTCCCTGCCTCGCATAAAACTATTTTCTTTAATGCGAGTGAAAAAATAATTTGCGCCCCCAGTTCCTATATCGCTTCTGGCTGAAGCCCCGTCTAACGGCAACCCACGGCGCAACTTGTCCGTGGTTGGCGCCATATGACCACCGCCTCGCATAATATTCCTAACCTTATCTACAAACTCGCCGCCGCCATAAGTAAGATCGTGATATAAAACATGATTGCTTTTGAAGTCTTCCCAATCTGGGCCATACAGATCGGGTCTGTTTTGCAAATGGCGCCCGTAACCCGCCTTTTCCCAGTTACCATNTGGGCGATACGCTGGCANCTTAGTTATATCCTTGACGCCTTGCAGCTTGCTCGCCTGCTCGCGCAAAAAAATTAGCTTTTCATCGTCTGTTGCAAACTCTTTTTTNAGTACGTCCATCACCTTTTTGTTCTTTGCTGCNTTCATNTAGATAAACTTGGTCAAATACAGNAATTCTTGCTGAGCAATACCCGGCCTACTTANGTCAAACCCTAACGTCTCAAGCCTCTTTAAGCCTTTGTTCAAATCATCAAGTTTATCACCGAGGATACGCACATCTACCATATCCCTTAGCGCAAAAAGCTCTGACGTATCGGGAACGTAATCAACTTCTATGAACTTGTCCTTATACTGCATTGCTGGAGTCCAAGTTCTTTCGTCATAATTCTTGGCTGTGTAACTTATTACACCTTCGTCTAAATCAGCTTGCTTGAACTTTTTTGTAATCTTTCGCCACTGCCCAGCCACCACTTTAGGCTCTATAAGCGCAAACGTACCCAAACCCTTAAATAGTTTAGTAGTGTGAGGTTTCCATATTGCCTCTGCCAAATCACCAGATGTTTTGGCTGTTTCTTTAAGGTCATCTATCCAAGGCTTATAGTGCGCAGCAAAATCATCCAAGGTTTTCTGGCTGGCCCTGCCGGCTTTAAAAAGCAATGCAAGATCATCAACAGCATCACGATAATTTTTTAATGCTTCTATTGCCCTGTCGTAGTCTTTTTGTTCAAAAAACGCAGACTTTGAAGCCCTTGATGCAATGCCCCTTACTGCTAACACAATTGACTCGTCTAGCAGATCAGTATCGAACTCCGAACGGACATCCTCTGCAACATCGCTTAGATTGCGGTATTCGCTCATCAAGCTCCTGCTTGCAGCCCCACGAACTTTAAAATTGACGCCAAAGCCAGCCTTCTTGCCTTTCTGGTAATTCCAGAAATGTAAAGCTTGCTCCTCAATACTGTCTTTATCAAACGACAGGGTGTAGCCCGTCTTGTTGCTTTGCTCTATTATTTTGGCTTCTGATCTCGCAACCTGCGCCGAATCCACATCCACCGGCTTGGCTGGCTTGTTTATTTCATCAAGCTGCTTTTTGTACTTAGCCGCCAAAAAGTTCTTACGCCCAATCAGCACATCTGCCAAATCATCCGCAGCATCACCCATAGTGTCGGCAACTACCCTGCGTATATCGTCATCACTTACCGAAACAATACGGGCCACGCCGGAGACTATTTGGTCTTCATTTATATCACCAAATACATCCGCCCCATTCGAATTGACCCGCCTGTCACGCAAGCTATCTAACTCTGGCACATCATCGGCATCAAAAGCCTTGCGACCGCCTTGTGCACGGAAGAACAGGCTGCCGCCCGTATCAATGCGCATCGCCGTTCCATCTGCAAGCTGTTTAAGGTTTAACTCCCTTGCTGCACCGTTACCAATAACATCCCAATTTGCTAACCACGCATCCGCTGCAAACCCATCTTTGGCACCGCTAAGGTTGCTCATGTTGCTTGGGTTTAAGTCAGTTACAGTTTCTATGCGGCTAGCAATGCCTAAGCGGCCAGCAGCGTTTGTGCCGCCTATTTGGCCAGTAATTGGGATCAAATCTACATCTGCCGTGCGCACACCTGCCATTTGGTAAAGTTTTGCGCTTAACACCTCTACTCGCGCAGCTAACTCATTTTCTGGCGCCTTAATGTAATACTTGGTGCCGGTGCGCTGGTTGGTAAAAAAGCCGCCTAGATTACTGCCTCCTTGCTCGCCTACTTGATCGAAGTCGCTAAACACTAGCTGTGGCTTGTTGTCAGCCGTTGCTGGGGGCGCTTTGTCCACCGCTGGCCCAATACCTAGTTTTTTCTGTTTCTTTACGACAGCGGCCTGTAGTAGCTCCTCGCCATCCTCGTCCAATTGGTTGACCCACTTAGCTTGGGACGCTGTTAGGCTTTGGTTTGTTGCAAGCTTTGTGCTTACCGTGGATTTTATAGAATTAAAGTCTGCTTTAGCCTTAGTCTGGGCTGTAACCTCATCAACCTTGGCTAGCTTCTGTGTTGCACCTAAAGCCTGCCAGCTTTTATCGCCTTCTAGCTCAGTTAACACCTTCTTCTGCGTGAGCATTCCACTGCCTTCTTCGGCCAACTTATACTCAGCAAGCTTGCCGGCTGCCTCGAAATCAAGCGCCTTGAGCTTGGCAACCTCGACCTCTGCGGCCTCGTCTAGCACTGCCAAAAATGCTTTTTGGGAAAAGCCCATTGCGGCCTTGCCCTTTATTGCTGCTGCAATTTTTTCGTGTGTTAACAGAGCGCCTTGATTATCTGCGCCATTAACGTAAACATCTATCTTCGCTGCTGCCGCTTTTTCAGCACTTACAATGGAGGCTGCTTTATCCTTGGCAACCTCTATAGCTGCCAACTTATCGGCGTTGCTTTGCAGCTTACCTACGGCCGCCTGTAACTCGGTTGGCGCCAAACCCAAGGCATCATAGTCCTTTAGCTTGACCTCTAAGTCATCGGGGAATGCAGACTTATAAGTTGCTAGCTCTTCATCTACCTTCTTAGCTAGCGCGCCAGCTTCTTTAAGGGTGGCGAATTCTTCTTTTGTGGCCTCATCCAAGGTCTTATATACGGCCAACTCACTGGGGGACAGTTTTTTACCATTTTTAAACTTCTTCTTTATGTCCGATATTTTAGAGGACGTATCTATGGCATCCTTGCCCGCCTGCACCAAAGCTGCTTGCTCTTGGAAGGTCTTGCCCTCTAGCTTGCCCTGCTTTTTAAGCTTGCTGTACGATGCTTTAAAGTTGACAAGCCCTTTGCCACCAGCCGCGTAAGCTGCCACCAGTAGCTCTGCCTGCGCTTCCTTTTTGGCTAGCTCAACAGCCTCTTTTGCTGCTGCCGCCGCCTCTGCCTTTGCTGCTGTTTTTGCCGCTGTTGACGCCCTCGCAATGCTCGTTTTGCCGGCATCAATTAACTCCTGTAGGTTCGCTAAACTTAATGGGTTGCTACGCTGGTCAACCAAATCGACAAACGCAATCTTGCCACTGCTCCATAGCCGCCACTTGGGTAGCCCAAGAACCTGCTGCTGGAATGCCTCTGGCTTGCTTTTGATCCAATCCTCGTAACTAAACTCTGCCGGCACCATGCCATCCATACTGGACTGCATCTTCGGCTTCAGCCGTGATATTTGCGCTGCTGTGAACCCTAGCTTGAGAAGCTCGTTTTTAAAGTTATCGCTAAAGTCTTCTGCGTTTTTGGTTAGCGTTTTGCCTGCTAGCTCGTCCCAGCTTTTGGTAACTGGCGTTACTACGCTGCGGCAGTTCCAATGCGCAGGTGGTGCTGAGTAACTTTTACTGTGCCCCATTGGCTTAAAGTCGTTGTCCCAGCGTAACCCGCTGCGCGCTTTGCATATATCGCTAGTGCGTCCATCCAATGTACTGAGCCACTGCACACCATTAAATATATCGGCATTGGCCGTTATGGTGGCGTTGCGTGCTGCGTTGCTTACAGCCTGCACGCTAGTGCGCACCAGCGTTGCCGCCTGCCCGCGCTTGACCTCCATAATGCCATCCTTAAAAGCATTGGCCTTGCTGCCGCGTACACGGCGCACCAAATCGTCAACACCTTCGCCAGCTAATATGCCTTCGCGCATCTGGTCTTGGAACCGCTGCTGTAAGTCACCAGCTTGGCGTGCCCAATGCTCTTTATGTGGGGCGCCCATAATAAGCGTGCCATCTACCAAGGCGCGCAAAGTCGTGGCTGGGGGCAGTGATGCCATCATGGCTGCACCAACCTTGGGGTTGCCTGCTACCCCTTGGCCTACTGCTTGCTGAATGGCCTTGCCTTCTAAGTCTGCCACTTGGGCTAAAGTATTTGTGTGCGCTTGCTTTATTAAATTGTAGTTGGATCTTATAGTTGCTTGGGTGTTTTTAAGTAGCCGTACAAGCCTGTTAGCCTGCGTCTTGCCGCCTACCGCTGTTGGGTCGAGGCTATTTAGCTGTTCAATTAAATCGCCCTGTACCTTGCGCAGCATCCCGTAAACAGCCTGCACCTCGCTGGCTTTCAATCGCTCAAGGTTAACGGCGTGCGAAATTATATTATCCGCAAGGCCGTCATTTGCGCCTGTAAGCGCGCCAACTGGATTAGGATTACCCACAGCCATAAGATTACTCTACATTTTCGGTTTCTGGTTCTTCGTCACCAAGCTCCATAGGCTTGCCAATTACCGGCGCCTCGTTGCCTGCGAGCATATCCTTCACTTCTTCTATCGTGAAATCTGGGCGTAATATTTCGCCACGCTGCAAATTGTAGATAAGGTCATCAGTCGGTATGGCGCCGCTTTGCCATGCCGCTACTAACTCACGCATCTCACCGGGTTCCATCCGGGTATCCATAAAGTCAGTGTTAAGTGCTACCTCGACAGCCATAGGGTCTGAGCCTTCCCAATCCACAACCCACTGCAAAACTTGGTTCAAGCCCATGCTGCAACTATTGGCTAAGTTAGCCAAAACACTGCTTTCCCCACTACTACGAAGGCGCACTGTATCGGCCGCCTCAACTGCGCGCTTCTGATCTTCTAGTAAGCGTGCACCTAGCTGGGCCATCATGTTCTGCTTGCGGGACAGGCTGTTCTCAAGGAAGCTTAAGCCCGCACCTTTGTACTCAAGCATACCTGCCTGCGCACCCTCTGGTAGCAACCACATTGCGCCACTGCCAATAGGGAAGTCTCCCACACTATCTGCACGCATACCCGTAATGTATGGCGTCGGCTGACTAGTGAGGTAGTTGCCCTGCTCAAGGTCTGCGCTTGTGCGGTAATGGCTTATGTTCACATTGGCTAAGTCGATTAGGGGTGACTTTTCAACATTTGGTGAAAGGTCTGTTGGGCCAAAAAACTGGAACGGAATATAATCTAAGCGCTCACCACGCTTTGTGGGCACGTATTCTTCTTCCAATATAAACGTATCTACATCGCGGCCTTCAACAAACACCCTAACCCTGTATTTGCGCTCCTCATCTAGTTCTAGCACCCTAAAGCGCTCGTACTCAGTTGAGCCAAACCCATCATCATTAGGTTGGTTGCCTTTTTCGCTTAGGATGACTTGCTCTAGCATTTCCTTGCCGTCAATATCGGCCGTGCGCCAGTTGCATATGCTTTCAGCAGGATAGCCACGCATATAAGCCCGACCATTCTCTTCTGGTGGCCTGTCAACCAGAACACCATAGCGCCCAAGAGCCAGCGTTTCCTCTACCACACGCTGTGCAAACGTGTCAAAGGGGACACCCGTCAAAGTAATGTTATACAATGCCTCCCGCAGCCGGTCTGGAATTTGGACGATTGGGCGCTTGCGAAATACTGCACCGCCTAAACCCGCCAAAGTCCGGCCGGTTGCACCATAAAACATAGCCCTAGTTATGTAAGCCGAATACTGCTCTGAAAGCATATTTTCTGGTCGCGGCAAATGCATCGTGGTGTTTGCTTTTACAGCATCCTCACCGGCAATACAGTCACGTATCCTGCTCCACTGGGGCACATACTTATCATAATCTTGATGTTTATCTGACAGGGGCATTTGTGTGTCTCCTAATAATAACCACGCACGCGCACCGCGCCTACAATTTCATTGTTGATGGGGAATGTCCCATGGACTAAATAGCCAAGGGCATCTGCCATGTGATCTAGCCCTGCACTTTTATCGGGCTGGTTTGTGCCATCCTTGTAGGTTAAACCCTCAAGGCTTTTGATAAGCTGCTTGCACCTTGGGTGGATAAACAAGCGGGCCTCGTCTTTGCTGTTCTCAAGCATGGCGTTAACCTCGTTGATGCGATCCACCACCAATGGCGCCCTGCGAGGCGCTATAACCTCAAACCCATAGCTTTCGAGAATGCTTAAATCAGTCTGGCCTATTGCTGCGCTTGTGCGCCGCTGACGGCCTGCTGGGTCGGGGTAAACAGCAACATGCTTACCATCGAACAGTTCACTAATCTTGCGCGCCATTAGCTCTGTATTAGCGTCAGACAGCACTGCCTCGCCAAATATATGCAACTGCCCCGCAACCACATACCCAAAACAAGCGCACATCGGGTTAACGTTAAAGTCCATGCCAACCACAATCTGCCCAACATCCTCGGCAACTTCATCGCTAACGTGGATTTCACGCATGAACGGCTGGTGCACACGCCCCGCTAAAGTCTCAAAGCTTGCCTCAAACTCTTGCCTAAAGAGCCTGTGATCCATGGTTCGGCGTTGCTTTTCTATTTCCTCTGCCGGCACAATGCCTGCATCCAATGTGGTACTGCGAAAGCATGACCACTCATCATCTGTGTGGCCTTCTTGCCATAGGTCGTAAAACCAATTGTAACCCTTTGGCGTGCCGCAGAACATGGCCTTGCCCTGCCTATCAGCCAATGCCGGCGAAAGCACGGCCTCCCACGTTTGTTGGCTCATGTCCTGCACTTCGTCCAACACTAAGTAGTCTATGCCCACACCACGCAAGCTGTCGGGGTTGTCTGCGCCCCGTAGCGCAATGGTAGTGCCATTGATTAACTGGATGCTTAAATCTGTTTCGTTCGGTGGTGAGGCGTTACGCTTGCTGGTCAGCACAAGGTCTTTCATTTCCTGCCACATAATTTGCTTGGCCATGCGGTAAGTCGGCGCCACATACCAACAGCGCTGATTACGGTTATTGCTTGCCTCTGCGAATAACTTTGTGCGCGCTAAGTGTGTCTTTCCACTTCTACGGCCCGCCACGTTTACCACGTACCTGCTCTTGCTAGTGAACACCCGGCTTTGTGGTGGCGTTAATGTAATCTGTATAGGCCGCTCTTCGCTATGCAGGACTTGGCCCGCTTCTTCAGCCATCATTTCATCGTAAGCACTAAGCATCTTTTGCTTCCGTGGTCTTAATCACCACTGGCGGCAATTCATCATGCGTATTCACTTGTGTCTCGCGCCAGCCCGCCCGGCACTTTAGCCAAAACATAGTCATGGCTGGGTACTTTTCCCCTGTAGCCATTTTAAACGCCGACTGTGCGACCTTGGATTTGGCCACAGAGTTGCCTGCCTGCAATTCTGGCTTGAAATACTTGAACAGCGTTGCGCGACTGAAGCCCATTACGTTGCAAATATCATCAGCAGTTAACCCTAACCCGGTCATTACCTGCACTTGCTCACGGTCTTGTTTGGTAGCCTTATAACTCGGCCTGCCTCTACGCTTGCGTTCCTCGTCAATATCTATTGTTTTTTTCTGGGCCATCTCTTTTTATAGCGTATGTTAATTAATCGTTTCACCAAGCTCGCAAGCCGTCATCACATCGTCTACTGAGGCTTGCCAACCACAACTTGTGCACTCTAAAAACTCCACCTTGAAGGGTGCCGCTTCGCTTACTAAAACCCCGAATTCTATACGCCCACAGTCACATTGAAGCAAAAACTCCGGGCCGGGGAACTGCACTACGTTCTCATCGTTCATCATTATCACTCCTTTGTAGCCGTTGGCAATGTTTTAATCATTAAATATACTATTTGGTCTTGACCAGACGCATAATTAAGAGTTACTTTTCTCTTGAATCAGCGGCACTCGGTTACTGATTTCCTCCCCTCTAAAACCTCGCTTAATTGCGAGGTTTTTTTGTTTGAAATTGTCTTGCGTATTTTAATGCTATTTCTTTGCTGCGAGAAATTATAACGATCTGCCCACGGAGGTTGCTCACTATATATTTGTCTTTTATCTTCCGTAAAAACACTCACCATTTACCTTGCTGCTTCCCGTAAAAATAAAGAACAATGGCCGCACCACCCAAACCCACGATCAAAAGAACCGTAATAACGGCGCCATTAATTATGCTGTCCACAAACTCCTGCTTTTTGTAGACCAATTCTTTTTGTTCTTTACGTTGCTGCGCCTCGATTGCCACTATTTCCCGCCAAGCAGATGGCCCGTAGACGAAGGAAATGTACTCTTTTAACTCCTCACGCATTTCTTTTAATTTTTGCTTTTGCGTCCATATTTCTAGGGCGTGAGATTGGTTGTCGGTAAACATTTTATAGAGCGGTGGCTTCTTAGCTTTTTGCTCTAAAAAGTCTATGTCGCTGGCGGCTCTAGCAAACTGTGAAACGGCGCCTGTAAAACTGGATATCTCCTTACCCACCTCCACAGCTTTCTTAATGCCTTTGTATGCACTGGTTGCTGCCGCGATAGCGGTAAACGGATCAATCATATTCTGTTCCAATTTGCTATTGCTATATAGTGCCAATGGCGCTATATTAGTTACCAATTAGAACCAACGGAGCGGCAAAATGATAGATTGTTACCAAAAAGCTAACTTAGAAAACTGGGAACAGGAGATATACACAAACGCGGTATACTTTACTGCTACCTGCTTTCTAGGCACCGGCAAATACGAAAGGCATCAGTTTAAAACAGAGCATGATGCTGTGACCTATGCTAATGCTAATGTACGCATTCGGCCTTGGGGCATTTACGCTGTATGTGCCAACCAGCACGACATTGTGTGCGGATTAGTAAAAAATGCTAAGTACGTGTAGTGCTATTTTTTGCCTAGCTTCTTAGCCAACCTTTCTTTTTGCTTGGTTGCACTCGTTTTTAATTTCCTCACCGCTTCATACGTCTTAGGAGTTGGAGCGGCCCACCTGCGAAACTGCATAGCCGCTGGAGTAGGATCTCCATCTTTGTCTTTAAGTGGCTGACGCTGGGATAGAACCTGCGCAGCCTTGCGCGAAATAAACTTAGCACGGTCATACTTAGAACTATCGCTTGCACCAGCAACACTCCGAACAGGCTTGCGCACGCTGCCACCAGCCCTGTTATGTGCAGCCATATTCTTGGTAGTTCGTCTGTTGTAACGCTCCCATTTTTCATTCGCTGTAAGTTTTCCTGCCACATTTAACCTCCGTATTCGTCTTTATTGCCACGGGTAGTTTCTTTGACTACCATTGTGCTCAATTCTAAGTGATCTGTTAACGCAACTATTACACCCGCTGGGTCGCCTTCTGTGCCGCAGGTGAATACATCCACAGCCATAAAATTTTCTTCTGGATAAGTATGAATGGCCATGTGGCTTTCTGCCAAAATCCAGACTGCCGTTGTACCTTGCGGCTCAAACTCATGCGCAACCCTGTCAACCACATTCATACGTGACGCCTTTAAAGCTTTTTCGCATATCCAATTAAGCCGATCCCAATCGGGCATTTTATGAACCCAAATATCGGCCGTAACCATTTTGCCTGCTGTACTATGCGTCTGCATGATCTTCACCAAAGCTGCCCTGCACATCGCCCATGTTTTTAATTTGCTTGGGGTCTCCTTTGTAGAAAACCAAAACATTCTGATGCATACGCCCTACCTTGCGGCTGGCGTGCATAGACTTGCCTGCCCGCAGCGGTAACGTGCCCGCACTGTTTACTAGGATTAACTCATTCCAAAACTGGTAGCCCGCATCCTGCATAAACTGCACAGTCTTAGGCACTAACCCTATATATTGGCCTTTTTTGTTACGAACCTCGCTAGTCACCACAACTGCAAAGCGATCATTCTTAAGGCGTGTATAGCTGTTCTGTAGTGCCTGCTTATACACATTGAAGAAATCATCGTGGGACATATTGCTTAAATCTTTGGGGTCATCGCTATAAACTTCCAAATCTGCATATGGCGGGCAGCTAAAAAAGAAATCCATGCTTTCCGGTTTAAAGTGCTTATCCATATTGAGTGCATCGTCACATATGTAGCGGGCACTAAGCTCATCTTGGGATACGCGCTTATTGTTTAAATCAGCCTGCTCTTGCCTAAGCTCGATGCCGGTAAAATCCATGCCGTGATTGGCGCATACATAGCCAAAAACGGTATCTCCGGCGAAACAGTCAAACGCATGGTAATCCTTGCGGCCAAACCACCTACACATAATTTCCGCAAGAACAGCATCCAACAAAGATACTGAACCAATGCCCTCCATTACACTGCCCTTGGCTGCTAGGGTGTTTTCTCTGCTTTCACCTTGATCGCCAATCTTGGCATCCCAAAGCTTTTTACGTTCCTGCCAGTAACCCTGCCGTGTATCTAAAATGCTAAACGGCGGCACACCAAAGTTTTCAGTCATACTGCCTTTTTGGCCTTCATCATACTTGTCGTAAGCATCAAGCTTAAAGTTAAGCAAATCTTCTATTTCGCCGGGGTCGAAGGCTGTTTTCGTTAACTCAAACTGCACTTCCTCTAAAAGTTTTAGCTCTTCCGTCAGTAGCGGGAAATCCCACCTACTTTCCGTGCCTGTTCTGTTGTCGGCTATGCGGTAGCCTCGCTTTTGCTCTTCTGTAAGCCCTTCAGCTATATGTACGGGAACCTCGTCCATACCCAAAGACTGTGCCGCCATGAGCCTTGTATGGCCAACCAAAATTACATCATCTTCATCCACAACGATTGGCTGCTGCCACCCGTATTCACGAATGCTTTCTGCTGTCTTGGTTATTGATTCCGGGGTGATTTGGCGGGGATTGTTCTCATATGGTTTTAGCTTTTCAACTGACCACATTTCTACGGCAAACTTGGTCATGCTATATAGCCTTGAAATAGGTCTTGGGAATGTAAACGCAGGGTTCCATATCTTCCTGCCAGTTTCTGTCCTTGCGACCCCCTATTTGCACATTCAAATTGGCGCCCTTCAGCACTGCTGCCGAACAGTTCATCAAATAATCGCCATCGTCCACCGCAACAGCCAGCAAGAAGGGCATTTCTATCCCCGGTGTGCCGGCTAAAGTTAAACATTTTTCCCATTTTTTTACCGCAATCATATAAGTGGGGAAATCCCCCCAAAGCTGCGAGTGCCGGCATTTAAGCTCCAGCCAACCTTTGCAACTGCCGTTTTTGAAAATAACAAAGTCTGGACTGTAGCTGCCGCCCAACTTGCGCAACTGCCACCCCCTCGCTTGCTCTATTCTGCCTGCGAAGGCTGCTTCTGCGGCTAAAGATTGCGAGGTTTCCCGTGGCACATAAATGCGCTTGTCAATCAAAGCCGCAGTCACAACTTTACTTCTTCTTACCGCCTTTGCGGCCTTTTTTCTTACCCATTGCCATGTCCATAACTCCTTCGTTGGTGTAAATCGTCCAAATCAAGATCGTCCCAGTTTTCGTAATACCCATCAGCCTCAAGCTTCTGGGATGCCTTGTTCAGATGGGACGTTGGCTGAACAAAACACATAGCGTAATCCACTTCTAAAAGTGGCTCGTATTCATCGACACTGTAATCACTTGCCGGGCTAAGCCCCCTTGCGAGTGGATGGAATGGTATCAACCAAACCCCGTTGTTGTCTTGCGAAATTAGCTCGTCCGAAAACTCAAACATCGCCTCATCGCTGTACCGATCAAATTCTCTGTCGCACAAAATTATAATGTCTTTGTGCTGTAAAAGGTGAAAAGCCCAGAAGGCGTTTTTTGCTATCTCCATGCTGGGAAACATTTCGCCGGTTACGTCAAGCACAAGCACCTTGTCGTGGCTAAAAGCTGTCGTTGCGAACGGACATAACTTATTCCCATTCAAGCTGTCGTAACGCTGGTCAAGCATTGTTAAGGCCCAATGCCTCAAATCATCTTCAAGCGTTATCTCGTTATCAACCACCATAATCTCTCCGTGTAACCAGTAGATAACACAAGAATTTCACCCAGACAATGACGTATCGTAATAAAGTGCTTGCAAAGTCATAGCCTTTCACTAATATGCAGGGACTCGCAAAATTAAAGGAACCCAACAATGCAAGTGACGATTAACAAACCAGCAGTGCGTGAGATGGCGGCAACCATTTTACGCGCAACGGCGCCCTCCATAATTATAGTGTTTATTGGCCTTTTCTTAGGTTTTATGATGATAAACGTACTATTGGGCTGTGAAACTTGGGACGAAGCGCTTTGGACTGAACGCAATAGTTGCCTAACTCCCGGCATGATTTACACCGAACTTTTTGAATAACCCAGCGTGAGCAGGAGGGAGCTTTTGATCAACTCAAGGCTCCCTTTTTTATGCGAGGTTATGAACAATTGTGTTAATTAGTGTAAATAGGGGTTGCATTACAGTGCCAATGGCGCTATAATAGCTTCATTGTTTAACAGGAACCCAAAAATGAATTTTATTTTTCACGATGGCGGCCGGGAGGCTGCTGGATACAAAGGCAAAACTGGTGATTGCGTATTGCGCGCTATCGCCATAGCCACCTGCACGCCCTACGAACAAGTGCGCACAGAGTTAATGCAGCGCACCAAAGAATTCCGTGCCAAGAGCCGCACCAAGCGCGCAAAAAACATGACCGGAAACTCCGCACTCAACGGGGTGTACGACGATATTTACAAACCTTATCTTTTGGAACTTGGCTGGCAGTGGGTGCCATGCGCGGCCATAGGCTCCAAAGAGCGGGTGCACGTTTGTGCATCCGAACTACCGAGCGGCACCCTCATTCTACGGTTGAGCCGACACTTAGCGACTTGGAAGGACGGCATGTTGCATGACACGCATGATTGCAGCCGTGGTGGAAAGCGCATGGTGTACGGTTATTTCAAAAAAGGAGAACCCAACCAATGAAAAACTTCACGATAATGGCCACAGGGCCAATGCCAGCAATGTTGGCAGCAATAGACGCGCTGCGCACAATCGGAGCGATCATCGAAGATATTGATATTTGCGATGACATTGCGAAGGAAGCAGCGGCAACTGCAACCGCTGCACCAGCGAACATTAGTGCAGCGCCAACCAAGGTGAGCGAGCCATACAAGCAAAAGCGGTTGCGTAAGGAAGGCGGCTCAAGCATCAACGAAATGCTCTACAAAGTGATGTGGAAAACCCACCACTTGCCAGTGGATCAAGGCGGTATGCGATTGCCTAACAGTGAGCAGCTAATGCACTGGGTAAATATGCACGCGCTGCCAGCTAACGCCGTGCCGCTTGAACGCTCAGATATTTCGAGCGCCCTTAGCCGGCTAGACGCAATGGGCCTCGTCAGTAGCCCAGACCCACGGTTCACACGGAACAAGCGATGGGAAGTAAGTGGCGCCGGGCCAGTTACGGAAAAGAAGTACCAGACCCTTTCCAGTGAGTATTCTTCTCGCTACAGCGCTGGCCAAAAAAACTTAATCTAAACTTATAAAGGGGCTGCGGCCCCACGGAGAACCCAACAATGAAACAGCAATATACACTTACCGAATTAGCATCAAAGCTAGATACCTTGGAATCCCAAAAGCGCGACTTTGTGACTGACACCCGCAAGGTAGAGTTTGTAGCGGAAGAAAACTCCAACTGCTCAATCGTTCTAAATGATGAAAAGTTTGGCATAAACGATGTGGCGCATAGCCAGATTTGCAGCAACCTTGGCATCCCTAAGAAGTATTANGACAGAATGCGTGCTGATGCACCAAGCCTGTTAATGGAAAACGTCAATAACTGGTTTCAGCACGAACCAAGCAAACGGATGCTTCGCACAATTTGTAACGGCGATAACACTGCCCGTGCGTGGCTTAGTGACCGTTACCGCAGAATAGATAACTACTCGATTGCACAAGTTGCGTTGCCAGCACTAAGCGAACTACCAGAAGTGCGCATAGAAAGCTGCGCGCTGACCGAGAAAAGCATGTTCATTAAAGCCGTGCTTCCCACGGTGCAAGCAGAAGTGCGCGTAGGCGATGCCGTACAATCTGGAATTGTNATAAGCAACTCAGAGGTAGGCCATGGCGCCGTGCGCGTATCTAAGTTTATCTACAGGCTTGTGTGTAAAAACGGAATGACTGTGCCGGGCGCAGGTAGCCGCACAAACCACATTGGCCGCAACATCGACAGCGGCGATGGCGTTTACGAACTCTACAGCGACGAAGCTATGGTTGCTGATGACAAGGCGCTAATGCTCAAGGTGCGCGACTTAGTAATGAACGCAGCTAGCGACATCCAGTTTAACGAAATTGTGAACAAGATGCGTGAAGCCGCAGACAGCAGCCGCATTGCCGACCCTGTTGGTGTTGTTGAGGAGCTTGGACGCCGGTTTTATATGCCACAGGACGAGCAGAAGGGCATAATGCAACACCTTATCGAAGGCGCCGACCTTACAGCCTACGGGCTGCTAAACGCGGTGACACGCTTTAGCCAAGATGTTGACAGCTATGAGCGCGCAACCGAACTGGAAAACATTGGTGGGCAAATCCTTGATCTTAACCGTAGCGAATGGACTACTTTGGCTAAGGCGGCGTAGTGGAAACACCAAAGAAAAAATGCAGCATATGCGGCGGCGCTATCGAAATACTCTACCACCCCGACACTGGGGTGGTGGTTTGGAGCAATGGCAACAACGCGGAACCAGTGAACGATGGCCGCTGCTGCGACACCTGCAATATGACTGTTGTGCTTAAAGCGCGAGTTTTAAGAAGCTTACATCCGAGCAGCACATAACCACCACCACCAACTAGGGGGGTTTCGGCCCCCCATTTTTTTAGGAAACACAATGCAGATACCAAGACTTGGCGCTAAGGCGCAACACTACGAAAGACTGATTACCCAGTGGCACCATGACCGCAACTTGATTGATGGCTCCACCGATAAAGACCAGCTTTGCAAGCTTGTGCAAGAAGTTGGCGAATTGAGCGACCACGTATGCAAGGGCCAGAATATCGAAGACGATATAGGCGATATTATTGTGGTGTTAATTAACATTGCCACACGCAACGAAACCGACCTAGAATTGTGCCTAGATAAAGCGTGGAATGACATCAAAGACCGCAAAGGTAAAATGGTTGATGGCGTGTTTGTAAAAGAGCAGGATTACCAAAGCGAAGAAAAATGGAGTGATTCCAATGATTGATCGAACGGAAAAAAACGTATCCCTAACAGACGTAGAGTTGAACGTTGTTTTGCAAGCTTTGGATGCGGTAAGCTTTCAAGGGCCGCTCGCAGACTCAGCCAAGCGGATTGAGCGTGAGGTAAAACGAGCAGCAGAACATCGCGCCACACATTTCGAGTAACTGTTTTAGGCTAAGGGCTCCTCCGCCCCATTATGCACTCGCCCACCAGTGTAGCCGAAGGTGGGATTCTTAAGCCAAGGGAGATACCTAACTTCCTACGTCACCGTTCCCGTCCGGTGGGCTGAAGGCGGGGCTATTGTAAGGAACCTGTTTTTCTTGGAAGTTTAATCTTCGCGTCTGGCAAAACGGAGACAAACAGGGCTGCGACACCGTTCCCGTCCGGTGATCCGAAAGGCGGGTTCAAGGGCTACGGCCCTTTTTTTTATGCCAAAATGTTTGCAGTATAGGGCCATTGGCACTATAATACCTTCGTTGTTAAAAACTAGAACCCAACAAGGAAGGCAAATGCAAACCCACACAATCCCAGTAGACGAATATTACAGCGACGATTTTACCATGGCGGCAACCATCGTTGAGCTTAAGTACACAAATTTCGCTCCCGAAAACGCATCATGCGTATTTAACAGTGATAACTCAAACCGCCAGCTTTTTCAGTTGACCCTTAAAGATAAAGAAAAAGGCGAAACCGTCTACCTGTACGACAAAGAGTTATTTGGACTGCTGGCAAAAGCTATGCAGTTCGTAAGCCTACCAGCCAACAACCGGGGTAATTTATGAACACATTTCCAGGCATCCTACAAGTTTCAAACAAAGGCACCGGCTCGCCTTATGACCGTGGCGCTAGTGATTACCACTACTGGCGCGACATTGACCCGCACTACTACCCTAGCGGTTCGTTGATGGGCGGCGCTCAGCGCAAAGAAAAACACGAAATGACGGCACAGCAATTAGCCGAATACCAAGCTGGATATGACGCGCAATTAAGCCGTAAGGATTGGGGATGAGTAACCCAAAATTAATGGTTTTAGGTACGAAAGAAGATTTTAGTAGCGTTGAAATAGAATACCTCACTGCCCTAATACGGCGTGAATTTAAAAAGCGCGAAATTGTATCGAAAGACTTTTCGTTCCAGATGCGCATAGAATACCTAGTAGAAGCGAAGGATGAAGAATAACCTTTTTTCCTTTGTCACTTTACTGCTAGTGCCATTGGCGCTAAAGTGGTGTTTATGGAAGAGATGACACCACAAGAATTCAAACGAACAATAGAGCTTTTACTAGGCTTTGGCGCGCAGCGAAAATTTGCCCGAATGCTTGGGCGCGATGATACAACCATTCGCAGATGGGTATCTGGTGCGCGCAAACTGCCACCAGAAGTGCCTTTAATTATTGCCCTTTTATGGGAGCGTCAACGCATGGGATTAGGTTTAGAAATGAACATCCCACGCGCATTGGCTGAAATAGAAGAGCATCAATCCAGATCAGCATAAGGGGTGTATGCCACCCCACCACCGCCACCAACATAGTTGCTAGGTGATTCTGCTGCCGCTGGCGTGTAGCGGCCGCTCCACCTATCCCACCTAAACTTCGCAACCCCACCTGCGCTGCCACACTCCTTAAACCTTACCTTTAAAACGTGCACTTCGCTTGGCTTGCTTGGCTCATTTCTGTCGCGGTGCACCACCCAGCCCAAATCAGCCTTATTAGCCCAATGCGCACTTGCTGCTATGTCGTACAGCCCCGGCACCGGAATAACGCCGTCTATGGAGTTTATCTTGCGAGGATGCGCAATTATCCATACGTGCACATCGTAGGTCTGCGCAAAGCGTTTAATTTTACCTAATAGGTAGCTTACATACTCGGTTTCGCTCATGTGCTGGTCGCGGGTACTTTCGATTTCGTTGTAAGGGTCAATAACCAACCCGCGCAAACCAAACTGGCGCACCATAGCCTTGGCCTTGTCAATAATCCAATCAATGCTTGGTGGCCTAGAGTCTGGATCGTCGGCCCGTATAAAGCGCACACGGTCTTGCAAGTATTCCATTGCTTGCTGCACCTCTGTCTCGCTAGCGCGCTGCACTGGCGCGTTTTCAGCCATAAATGGTGCACCCACAACCTTTTCCACTAACTTGGCAATATGAAACCTTGGGGCGTTCTCGAAAGAGCAGATGCCAAACTTCCACTCATGGTCGCGGATCATGTTGAGCATCAGCGCATCCATGAATTCAGATTTGCCAGAGTTGGGGATGCCAGTAACTACCGATAACTCGCCCGGACGGATCTTCATGTGGCTATCTAAATTTGGAAATCCGGTGCTAAGTGGCTTATCAAATTCATCGCGGTAAAGCTTCCAAACGTCATTAGCAAAATCGCTTACTGTGTGCACATCGCTAATTGGCCATGGCTCGGCGCCCTCGATGGCATCCTTTAAACCTTCAACGCCCTTGTTTACCAATACATCGTTTGCATCTTTCAGGAATTCGCCATCAGTGCCTACCGGCCAACTTACCCGCCAGCAGCGTTCCCGCCCTAGCCTGCGGCTGGTTTCCTCCATAAGCGCCTTGCCTACAGCGTCGAAATCGCACGCCAATACAAAGTGGTCAAATTTGCCTAGCCAAGCAGCAGCATAGTTAAGAAACATGAATTTATCGCTAGCAGCATCAAGGTTGCCGATGGATTTTTCCGATATGCCGCCACTGGGCACACTAACCACGTTTTTATAACCAGCTTCCCAAAGACTAAGCGCGTCCATTTCGCCTTCAACGATAATCAGTATTTTGGATTCCTCGGCAACCATATTTATGCCATAGAAAGTCTGCTGGGCATCTTTTTCTTGGCTAAACATTTTGTCAGAAATCGTGCGGTATTTTATGTTTACCAACTGGCGGTCAAGATCACGAAACGGGAAGGCTACCCATCTTTTTAGCTCACCATTCCATCTGCGGTCTGAGGTAAACACACCCCAATCCGTTACAGTCTGCCTTGATATTGCCCTGCCACCAAACCACTCTAAAATTCTTGGGTCTAACGTAGGCTCTGGCGCCGGCTCCTTTGGCTTTCTAAAAACCTTTTTTTGCTTTTGGAGCCGCCACGTATGCTCTGGCTTTTCAAATAACCTGCTGCCAGTGTGGCCACAGTTATTTTGTCTGTTGCAGTACCAAACGGCACCTTTCTCATCCAACGTAACGCTAAGCGTTTTGCCTTCAAATCCTTTGCTGCCCTTGCCTTCGCATTGTGGGCAAATAATTTTGTAGCTGCCGGCGGCTTGCTGTGGAAGTTTTATGCCGTCTTCCGCTAGCTCGTTCCAGAAATTGGGTTCCATGTATTTTTTTCCTTATATTGCAGGTGCTATACGCCGCTGCGGATTGCCGTCCGCAGTTTTGCCTTTTACTGATTTCTCTAACCAAGAACTGAGCTTAAACCAGCCCGTGCTGCTAAAGCGTAACTTTTCGTTTTCAAAGCCATCGGCTATGCGCGCATCATAATAGGCATCAGCCTTTCTTATTTCAGAAATAAGCAACTCCTCTGACGTTTTCATGCCAATTAAAAGGTCACTAATTGATTTGCTGGTAAGCCTAAAAACCCGCCCTGCGAACATATATTTATCTTGGGTATGGGTATGGGTATGAGTGCCATTGCGTTCGGATTGGCTATCGGATGCGTTTGCTATGCGTTTGCCATCCTTTTTGCTCCACCTAGCATTCGCCCCTGCCTTGCCTGCGGCAGTTCTAAGCTCCCGATATTCCTTGTTTTTTTGCAGTTCAGCATCAATGCGCTTGTGGTGCCACCGCTTATCCGAAAGTGTAAAGAACTCTTCCAAGATGGGTGTACAATTAGTGTATCTCGAAACGCCACTTATGCGCAAAATTTTGCGTTTTTCATCTGGTAGTGGGCCATTGCGCCAGTACCACATAATCAACAGAATATATATTCCGTGCTCTTGCGTACTTAAGTGCTGAGTGTCGGCCAAATAATCGCCAACCCACAGCGGCATATACGCTGTTTCCATAGCCATAAGCTATTCTCCTTGGGTTCTAATATGACATATCGTCATACGGCATTATGCGGAGAAGCGATTGGAACGCAACTCCCAAAATATTCTTGGTGGATTTCAATAGCTTTATTTAGCGCCAAAAAGGTAAGGGAGTCGGCTGATAAAGACGATAAAAGGTCTTTTGGCTTAGCCCCAAATTGTAGCGCCATCGATAGCAAGACGCCCGTATCATAAAGCATAGAATCCAAACCACTGCCCGTTTTAGACCTATCGGTAAAGAATATTTCAACCATTTTGCCGGCGCCTACATCAAAGCCAATTGTACAAATAAGTTTTTGCGTAGCTGTTTCGATCTTGAATTGCTCCGATATGCGGCGGTTTGGTACTTGGTGTCTCATTGTTGGGTATCTCCGCAAAATAAAGGATTGATTTGGGGTTGTGGCTATAGGTTTTGCTGACAATCATATCGACAACCTGCGAGTCATCTTTAAACACAATTTCGTTGCAGCAATCTAAAAGCCCTTTGACGTAGTTATCTAAGTCGGGCCGTGTTGTTGGTCGTAAGACACAATCGACAGCCATTTGCTTTTTCTTTTTCGACCAACTCGCCGGTATAGGTAGCTCTACAGATATAACGCAGATAATTGGGTGGATTAAGGGCTTGGTGCCCTTCATAGCCAAAATGGCGCACTGCCTGCCATGTCGCTCAAAGTCCACCGTGTTCTTTGGGGTATAT